AAAGTGAAACTGTTACATATTGGGTGGCAACAGAAGATTAAGTATATTTTATGACAATAAAGAAGATAAAAATAAACGATACTATTCATGTTTTATATAATGGTGATGCACTGGAAACCTTAAAGACTTTTGAGGACAACTCTGTTAATTTGGTGGTGACTTCACCACCTTATGCAGATAGGAGAAAGAATGTTTATGGAGGGGTTAGTTCAGACAAATATGTTGATTGGTTTATTCCATTTGCGAATGAGATAAAACGAATTCTAACTAATGATGGTTCGTTTTTTCTCAACATTAAACCTCATTGTGTAGATGGTGAAAGGGATTTATATGTAATGAAGTTGGTGATTGCCTTGAGGGAACAAGTAGGCCTTCGTTTTGTAGATGAGTTTAGTTGGACTAAATTGGGTATGCCTGGAAAGTTCAAGGGACGTTTTAAGAATGCGTTTGAACCTGTATACCACTTCAGTAAAAATAAGGATTTTAAACATTTTCCATATGAAGTTGCAACTCCAGCGTCTGATGTTTCCTTGTCACGATATAAACGTAAAATTTGTGGAAAGTCAAAGAATGGTTCTGGTTTTCAAGTTGGCAAGGAAATAACAAGTAAGTTGGCACTTCCTAGTAACCACCTCCATATTACACAAAAGAGTAATCAACATACTTTACAAAGTAAACATCCAGCAGTTTATCCTGTTGAAATTCCTGAGTTTTTCATTAAAGCGTTTAGTGAAGAGAATGATATAGTCTTGGACTTTTTTAGTGGTTCTGGTACAACATCGGTTGCTGCTAGTAGAAACTTGCGTAATTCAATCGCAATAGAGAAATGTGTGGAATATTTTAACTTGAGTATTGAACGACTTGAATTAGAGGAAAATAGTTGATATTATCATATATATGTGATAATATAGTAATATAATCTTAAGTATATTTTATAATTTATATAATGGGGAAATGAATGAGTAATAATTTTTTATGGGTTGAGAAATATAGACCTCTCAAAGTGTCTGACTGTATATTAGAATCTTCAACAGAAAAAATATTTTTAGGATTTATAAAGAATAGAGAAATTCCGAACCTGATGTTATCGGGTTCGGCTGGTATCGGTAAAACTACCATTGCAAAGGCACTTTGTTCAGAAATTGGTCTTGATTATATCATGATTAATGCTTCTGATGAAAGGGGTATTGATACTATTAGAAATAAAGTCAAACAATTTGCTTCAACTAAATCTTTATCAGGTAATGGTAAAGTGATTATATTAGATGAAGCAGATTCGCTGACAACGGATGCACAGAAAGCTATTCGTGGGGTATTTGAAGAATTTTATAAGAATTGTAGATTTATATTAACATGTAATTATAAGAATAAACTCATTGAACCTATTCATTCTAGATGTTCTGTAATTGATTTTTCTATAACACCAAAGAATAAACCTGAAATTGCGCAAAGGTTAATGGATAGAATCAAGTATATACTTGATTCGGAGAATATTAAATATGATAATCAATGTATAATTCATTTGATTATGAAACATTTTCCAGATTTTAGAAGAATTATTAATGAACTTCAAAGATATTCTAGTACTGGTGTAATTGATGCCGGTATATTATCTACTAATAGTATACCAGTTACAGATTTGGTTACATTCTTAAAGAAAAAGGAATTTACTAATGTTAGAAAATGGGTAGTAGAAAATCTAGATAACGAATCTGATGCTATCTATAGGACGTTATATGATTCCCTTTATGATCATATGGAAGGTGCATCTATACCACAGGCCGTGGTTATTATTGCAGATTATCAATACAAATCTGCATTTGTTGCTGATACAGAGATTAATATTCTTGCGGCATTAACTGAAATAATGATAAATTGTAATTTCAAATGAGTTTAAAATTGTCAGACTGGTTGAACTCTATCAACTCAAATAAAAATGATTTATCAGAAAATATATCAGAATATAGTCCATTTATAATTAATAAATGTATGTCTGGTTATATTGATACTCTTATGCAATCTAATGAAATGAATAGATATCATTTTTTAGATAAAGATATTCAATATCAATATTATCTATATGGTGTTAGAAAAAAGAAAAGATTTTCACCATGGCTTAAATCAATAAGAAGTGATAGAATATCTATTATAAAAGAATATTATAATTATTCAGATAGAAAAGCTAAAATTGTGTCTGAAATATTAAGTGATTCTAATATAGAATCAATTAAAAAAATATTATATAAAGGTGGTAGTACAACTCTTCATAAAGAGTTGTCTTCTTCGTTTTAAATGCGGTAAATAATAATATTATAAATAAATATTAATTAGTATTATTATATGGAAAATATTATGAGTGATGTAGAATCATTATTAAAAATTAAAGAAAACCCTTCAGATACTCTTCGTTTTAATAAAAGACAAAGAAGTGATGTGGAATCGTTATTAGAAATAAAATTTAAAGAAGTTGATGATTTTTTAAAAATCAAAGAAACATTAACTAGGATAGGTGTTGCGTCAAGAAAAGATAATAAACTTTATCAGTCTTGTCATATCCTACACAAACAAAGTAAATATTATTTGGTTCATTTTAAAGAGTTGTTTAAACTTGATGGTAAACCTACTGATATATCTGATAATGATATAGAAAGAAGGAATGCTATAGCAAAATTATTAAGTGATTGGGGGTTATTAGAAGTAGTAAAAGAACTTGGCCCTCTTGCACCAATGAACCAAATCAAAATAATTTCATATAAAGAAAAGAGTCAATGGATTCTTGAAGCAAAATACAATATAGGCGGAAATAAATGAGTGTTGAAATTTTAAGATTAAGAAGTGGTGAAGATATTATGGGCGATGTATTAGAATCAATCGGTCATGAATATAAAATAGAAAATCCAGCTGTAATTATGCCAGTTGGTCGTAATGAAGATGGTGCTATGCAAATGGCATTATCACCGTGGATGCCTTATTCTACAACAACAGAATTTACAATTCCTGTAGATTTTATTGTTACTGTAGCTGAACCAACTGAAGATATTCTTGGTTCATATTTAAATATGTATGGAAAAATTATAACTCCAAATAAAAAAATTATTATATAAAGGAATATTAAATGTTTTTAATCGGAATTATTAAAAAATTTTTCATTTACACAGAACCAGAACCAGATCTTCCAGAAGATTCTGTACTAAGACGACATTATATAACCCATCTAAACTCAAAAAAATAATAAATTTAAAAAATATTTGACATGGATGTTAAAATGTGAGATAATAGTGCTATACTTGAGATAAACCTATATTAGTAAGAGAGAATATGAAACGTTACTATACAAATACCATTCAACAAAATGGAAGGATATATACTCGAGGATATGATTCTGGTAAGCAATATTTTAATAAAATTAAATATAAACCTTCCCTTTGGTTAAAAGGTGATGGTGACTATACAGACATATCAGGTAAAATATCCCTTACCAAAAAATCTTTCAGGTCAATAAAAGAAGCTAGAGATTATATAAAACAATATACTGGCGTTTTTGATATTTACGGAGATTTACAAAATCAATATAAGTATATAGCAGAATCTTGGGTGAATGAAATTGAATTTGATTCATCTGATATTCGTGTTTTAAACTTTGATATTGAAACCATGTCCCCACCAGAAGGTGGATTCCCATATCCAGATAAAGCTAATGCAGAAATTAATGCAATTACTATAGAGTATAATAATTCTTATTTTACTTTTGGTACTGGTGATTATACACCTAAAGCTGATAATTCAAAATATATTAAATGTGATAATGAAATAGATCTATTAACTAAATTTGTTAATCTTTGGTCATTTATTTCACCTGATGTAATTACTGGTTGGAACATTAAATTCTTTGATGTTCCATATATCATTAATAGAATATCTAAAATTATATCTCCAGAATTCGCAAATAAGTTGAGCCCTTGGGGAAAAGTTATATCAAAAAATGTAAAAACTCTTTTTGGTAAAGAACAACAAACTTATGATATTTTAGGTGTATCAAATCTTGATTATGTTATAATTTATAAAAAATTTACATTCGTAACAAGAGAATCTTATACATTAAATAATATAGCATTTGAAGAACTCAATGAAAAGAAGTTAGATTATTCTGCATATGAGAATTTATTCAATTTGTACGAAAAGAATTATGAATTGTTTATTGACTATAATATTAAAGATGTTGAATTGGTCAAGAGACTTGATGATAAATTGAATTTACTTAATTTACTTTATACAACATCATATAAAGCTAAATGTAATTATGAAGATGTAATTGGAACTTTAAAGGTGTGGGATGTTATTTGTTATAATCATCTCATTAACAAAAAAATGGTTGTCCAATCAAAAAAAGAATCAAAATCAAGGGATTTTGTTGGTGGTTATGTAAAAGATTCATATGTCGGTAGACATAAATGGGTGATGTCTTTTGATCTTACCTCATTATATCCACATTTAATAATGCAATATAATATTTCACCTGAAACCATTGTTAGGAAGATTGATAGAATAACAATTGATTCTCTGTTAAATAAGGAAATTGATACAAAATCTTTATTGTCTGAAAATGAATCATTGAGTGGTAATGGTGTTGTGTATGATACTAATAAACGTGGATTCATTCCAGAATTGATGGAATTATATTTCAAAGAAAGAAAGAGTGCAAAAAATTTAATGCTTAAGGCTGCCAGATCTGGGGATCCGGCCACAGAAAAGAAAAATGATGTTAAACAGATGGCATTAAAAATTCTACTTAATAGTTTATATGGTGCTATTGGTAATAAATATTTCAGGCATTTTGATGTTGATATGGCAGAATCAA